TATCCAAGGCAGGGGCTATCCTCCCCCCGATTAGCAGGACTGATCCACCTGTGCCGACAACGGATCACTTATCTACATACCCCCTATAACTACACAGCATTGGTGCTAAACCTAGCAAATCTCTATAATTGCGCCTGTTATAAACCCCCTACCTGTTAGAGACATGATGATATATATTATTATTTTTACGCTTATTTCTTTAGGCGTGATAGCTAGTGACGATTTAACCGCACGACCCAGAGATCAAATCGAAAAGCGCAAATAATTGCTTCACATTATTGATAGTGTATAATTGACAAGCATAGAACTATACCTGTGAGGTGATCTATGAACTTGCAATTGAGTATGAGAATAATTGAGTGCGAGGAAAACGGCTGGACAGATTTGCTGTCTAAGCTAGATGAGATAACTCAAAGCCTTATTGATAACCCTAGTGCTGGCCATCAGATAAAGACTGCCCTGATATACTGGAAGGATGCGGTTGATTGTAGACATAACGGCTTACCACCTGTAGAGGATGATATAATCCTCAAAAATCCTATAATGAATGTTCGACAGGCTTTTGGAACGGAAGTGTAATGGGAAGAACAAAGTGGATACCCACGCCAGAAATATGCAAAGAGGCTAAAGATTTGGCCTCTAATGGACTTACCGTATCCCAGATATGTCATTGCCTTAATATCAGCGAAACGACTTTTTATGAACGCCAGCAAGAATATGCGGAGTTTTCGGATGCTATAAAAAAGGGTAGAAGCGTAGGTATGCAAGTTATTACTAACGCTCTATTTGAAAAAGCAAAATCTGGTGATAACACTGCAATGATTTTCTATCTAAAGAATAGGGATCGAGAGAACTGGGGTGATCAATACGTAGAGCCAGTAAAAGAGATACCGCCAATTAATATAGTTATTGATCCTAATGCAATTAACCAAGCCGCAGAGTGAAATTTTTCTATCACCTGCTAGGTTTAGAACTGTAGTCGCAGGTAGGCGATTTGGCAAAACCTTTTTGAGCACTGGCGAAATACTCAGGGCGGCTATTAGTGGAGCAAATAAAAACTGTTGGTATATAGCACCGACATATGGCGCGGCTAAAGAGATCGCGTGGGATATGCTTTTAGATACAATACCAGAGCCATATATAAAAAAGAGGAATGAAACAGCACTAACTGTAAAGATGATCAATGGCTCTACCATAGCTTTAAAGGGTGCAGAAAAGCCGCATAATTTAAGAGGCAGGGCTTTAGACTTTGTTGTCTTAGATGAGTTTGCTGATATGCGCCCTGAGACATGGAATGAAGTAATAAGACCAAGCCTTAGTGACAGGATGGGATCGGCTCTATTTATTGGTACGCCTAAAGGCCGCAATCACTTTTATGATCTGTGGGCTACAGGGTTAGATGGCGCAGATGGCTGGGAGAGCTTTCAATACACTACCTTAGACGGTGGCAATGTCCCAGAAGATGAAATAGAGCAAGCTAGACAAGACTTAGACGAGCGCACATTTAATCAGGAATATTGTGCAGAATTTGTTACTTACTCTGGTTTGATATATTATGCGTTTAGTAGAGAACTATCAGTAACCAATATCGAGGATACTGGTGGCACTTTGCATATAGGTATGGATTTCAACTTAGACCCAATGAGTGCTGTTATATGCTTGCGGCATGGTCAGGACTTGTTGGCTATAGATGAAATCGTAATGTATGGATCTAATACCGATGAAATGGTTGCAGAGATTAGAGAGCGTTATCCTAATCGGCACATAATCATCTACCCCGATCCAGCATCAAGACAGCGAAAAACATCCGCTGGTGGTCGCACAGATTTGTCGATCTTACAAAACGCAGGGTTCAGCGTTAAGGTTAAGAAGCAGCACCCATTAGTCAGGGATAGAATTAATGCGGTGAATAGTCGTTTACTGAGTGGCAATGGTGAACGGCATTTATTAATTAGCCCGAAATGTAAGCAAACTATTAAAAGTTTAGAGAGACAAACATACAAAGAGGGAACATCCCAACCGAATAAAGATGGCTTCGATCATATGAATGATGCGCTTGGTTATTTGGTAGAATATATGTTTCCTATCCGCACTGAATATGATGTGCCACAGCCGACTAGGTGGACTTGATGAGTACAATTGAATACACGCACCCCAACTATGATGATAACAAAGAACGCTGGGAGTTTTATCTGCGCTCTTACATGGGGGGCGAAGATTATAAAGACGGCGGTTACTTAACCCGATACATTGCAGAGGACAAGGACGAATATTCTAGGCGGCTAGATCTAACCCCAATGGATAACCATTGCAAAAATATAGTCCATATATACTCTAGCTTTCTGTGGCGCGTACCCCCAACCAGAGCTTATAACACACTTACTAATAACGTGGCTCTACAGCCATTTTTGAAAGATGCTGACCTAGATGGTCGGAGCTTTGATGCGTTTATGCGACAGGCGCAAGTCTGGGCTAGTGTCTACGGCCATGTATGGTTAATGATCGACAAGCCGCAGAGTAATGCCGCAACAAGAGCAGAAGAACTGGCGCAAGAGATTCGCCCCTACATGACGATGTTTACGCCTGAGAATGTATTTGATTGGCGTTATGAAAGAATGGCCAGTGGTAAGCATAAACTGGTCTACTTGAAGATCAGAGAGTCAGTTGATCGCATTAGCGATACCGAGACAGAGACCTATTATCGAGTATGGACTGAGGATTCTATTGAGACTTGGAAGGCCACCAACGATAACGAAACTAAGCTAGAGACTATTCCAAACGCTTTAGGAAAGATTCCTGCTATTTTCTTACCTGCTAATCGCTCTGTAATTCGCGGCATTGGTATTAGCGATTTATCAGACATAGCTTATATGCAAAGGGCAGTCTATCAGGAGCTATCAGAGATTGAGCAACTTATCCGAATCTCTAACCATCCCACACTGGTTAAGACCTACGAAACCGATGCAAGCGCAGGGGCAGGAGCAGTTATTAACTTGCCTGATGATATGGATGGCGCACTAAAGCCGTACCAGATGCAACCTAGTGGGCAGAACCTAGATGCTGTTAGAGCGAGCATTTCTGATAAGGTAGAGGCCATTAATCGCATGGCTCACATGGGCGCAGTGCGTGGCACAGAGGCTCTGACACAGTCTGGCGTAGCTATGCAGACGGAATTCCAAATGCTTAATGCCAAGCTATCTGAAAAGGCTGACATCCTAGAGCTTGCTGAGGAGCAGATATGGGACTTCTTCTGTCAGTGGCAGGGAGTGACTAACGATGTCGAGATATTCTACCCTGATGCGTTTGATCTTAGAGACTACGATAAAGAGCTTTTGTTCCTACAGCAGATGAGAGCTACTGGCGTACAGTCAGAAACCTTGTCGCAAGAGATTGATAAGAAGATTGCTGACTTATTGCTTGATGACGAAAACCTAGTAAAAGCACATACCGAGATTGAATCTGGGGCACAAAGAATTGGCAATTTTGCAGATGAGATAACTAATGGCGGCTGATACTGACCACTACAACATTGTTGAGCGGTTAGCTGAAAGGCATGAAGAAAGAATAGCCTCTGCATTGGTTAAGTTGGAGAATAGGGTTGCTGACCTTATGGCTACAGCACCGCTACAAGATGGTCAGCTGTTTGACTTAGAATGGGCATTAAACGCTAGAACAGAATTACGTAAGGCTATCACAGAAGAATATTTGACTGAGGTAGATAGCATAATCAGGGACTATACTAACGTAGCTGATGATGCAGTAGCAATGCTAGGAACATATGGCGATATTGTTGAACTTGATCGCGATATTATTAGTCAGCTACAGAGAATGTCGTTTCAAGGCTTAGAAGATTTAGGCGTAGAGTATTTAGATGTGCTGGCAAAGCAAGTTTATGAAAGCACATTAACAGGTACAACTTTTGCGGCTAGTGTTGCCGCAGTTAAAGCTACTGTTGGCGAAGGCATGAGTAGGTATGTGAAACAACAAGTGCATGATTCGCTCACACAGTTTGACAGGACTATCAACGCTAAAGTTGCATTAGATTCTGGTGCTGATAAGTTTACGTATCGTGGCGCAGATGATGAGGTGACACGCGACTTTTGTGCTAAGCACGTTAACAAGACCTACACAATTGATGAGATAAAAGAAATATGGCAAGGCGAATGGGCTGGCAAAAGCAGTTCTAACGCGTTTGCTACAGCTGGTGGCTATAATTGCCGCCATAGATTTAGACCAGTATTTGACTAAGAGGTGTATTATGCCAAGCGGAAAAGGTACATATGGATCAAAGGTCGGTAGACCAAAAAAGAAGAAACGCAAGACAAAAAAATGATATGTTAAACTAACAATTCACCAACTACTCTTTTAGAGGTTCGTAACATGAGCGAAGAAGTCATGGAAACCGTAGAAGCTGAAACTGAGACAGCGGCAGTAGAAACTCAGGCCAAGACGTTTACACAAGATGAACTAGATCGCATAGTGGCTGATCGAGTTGCTAGAGAGCAAAGAAAATTCGATAAGAAACTACAAGGCGTTAACCTTGACGAAGCTAGAGAGCTAATTCAGAAGCGCGAAGAAGCGGAACTGGAAGCACAAAAGCAACGTGGCGAGTTCGATACGATCTTGAAACAAACAGTCGAGAAGAAAGATGCAGAGATCCAGAGTTATAAGCGAAAGCTACAGGAAACGCTAATAGATGGTGCGTTGACTAGCTCAGCGAGTAGAAATAATGCTGTTGATACTGCACAGGTAGCCGCACTTTTGAAGGGCAGTACACGCCTATCAGAAGATGGCACTGTAGAAGTGCTAGACGGTAACGGAACACCGCGCTACAATGATAAAGGTGATCTGTTATCCGTTGATGAAATGGTTACAGAGTTTTTGACTACTAATCCCCATTTTGTGAGGGCTTCTGCTGGAGGCTCTGGCAGTCAAGGTAATGTAGGTGGCTCAACATCGAAGCCTCAATCGATGGTCGATATTGTTGCTAACTGGAGTAGTGGTGGTCGCGAGGCCTATAAAGCCATGAAAAGTCGGTAACACTTTTTCCATTATTACATTTATTTGAGGTTATTATTATGGCTGCAACTACTAGCTCAACTTTAGACGATCTGTTTGCGAATATTATCGCACAGGCACGATTCACTGCCGAGGAGCAATCCTTGATGCTTGGCCTTGTTACCCAATATGAGATTGGCGCACAAGCTGGCAAAACTATCCAAGTTCCTAAGTACCCTGCAATTGCGGCGGCTGACTTGACCGAGGGAACTGACATGACTAGCACTACTGTTTCAACTTCCTCAGTGTCTATCACTGTTGGCGAAGTTGGTGCTCAAGTGCTTCTAACTGACCTTGCCGCTATGGGTGCTGGCAATCCTGCTGACGAGCTGGGAACTGTTCTTGGTAACGCTATCGCTACCAAAATGGACACTGACCTGATTGCTCTGTTTGACGGATTCAGCTCCTCAATCGGTGCGGCTGGTGCTGAGATAACTGTTGCTGATATTTTCAAAGCGGCTGCAACTCTACGCGCTAACAAGGTCACTGGCGTTATTAACGCTGTAGTACATCCTTATCAGGCGTATGCTCTGAAAGCTAACCTGACTAACACTTTTGCTAACCCCAATGGTGGAGACCTACAAAACGAAGCTATGCGAAATGGCTACGTAGGCACTATTGCTGGCGTTAACATCTATGAGTCAGCTAATGTTTCTATCGATGGTTCTGACGATGCTAAAGGTGCTGTATTCGCTCCAGAAGCTCTGGCCATTGCTATGAAGCGTGATTTCCAGATCGAGCCTGAGCGCGATGCTTCTAACCGAGCCTTTGAGCTTAATGCTACTGCCATTTATGGTGTTGGCGAGCTTGATGACAGCTTCGGTGTTGAAGTACTGTCTGACGCTGCACTTTAAGACAATCGCCCCCTTTTCGGAGGGGGCTTTTATCTGAGGTTATAATGCCTATTACCTATCGCGGCGAGCGGTTTGAAGGTTATAACAAGCCTAAGCGTACCCCTAAACATCCCAATAAAAGTCATGCCGTATTAGCTAAAGAAGGCGACAAAGTGCGGCTGATTAGGTTTGGGCAAAAGGGTGCTGATAATAAACCGCCTAGAAAGGGCGAGAGTGAGGCAGACAAGGCTAAGCGCAGAGCATTCAAGGCTAGGTTTGCTAAGGACATAGCAAGAGGCCGCAAAGATAAAACAGCATCAGCGGCTTATTGGGCTGATTTGGTCAAATGGTGAGATAATGGCTTTTAGTACAGATGCTAATCTATTAGATTATGTTCCCGACATTTTAGGGCTTGGTATTGATTCGTTTAACCGCGAACACGCCAGAGCGCAAGCAGACATTGAAAGAGAACTGCGTATAGGATGGTGGGATAAAAAAGGTTTATCGGGCGAGATGAATTCAGCCTATTTGACTGATTCACAATTTACCCGATGCAGTGCCTATTTGGTGCTGTGGAAATACGCTTTACCACAATTGACTAACTGGGTAGAGGGTGACAGGTTTCAATCTATGATTTCGTTTTATAAAGCGAGGTATGGCGAGGAGCTAGAATCTATATTGCGTGATGGCGTTGAATACGATGCCGATAATGATTCAGTGATTACTGAAAAAGAAAAGCAGTCACTACATCATGGTAGGCTAACTAGATAATGCAGGTATCTGTAGCTAGTAACGCCAAACAGATAGAGCGAGCAACTAAGAAGCGCGGCAAAGAGCTATCAGCTAGTGTAAAGAAGGCTCTATCAATAACAGCGCAGACAGGGATCAATATAATCGAGGATAGGACTAAGGATAGTGTAGGATATAAGGGCGGTATATTTAAGCCTTATACGGAAAAATACAGTGCTTTTAGGACACAAAAAGGTAGAAGCACAACGCCTGATTTGGAGTTTACAGGGGAGATGCTGGGCAGTATGACTAGCCGAGCTAATAAGCGACAGGCAGAGATATTTTTTACAAGGGCGGCAGAAGCTAAAAAAGCCGCAATGAATAACAAGTCCCGACCTTTCTTTGGGTTTAATGACAAAGAACATAAGCGATTGGGGCAAGTGTTTTTTAGGGCGTTGAAATGAGCGCGAGAGAAGATATAGCGAAAAACATAGTAACTACTTTAAAGGCAGTTAAACAGCCTGTAGATATTAAGTATGTTACTAGAGAGCCATTTGATTTTGAGAAGCTATCGAATGCTCAATACCCTGCTATACTTGTTAGAAGCGCAGACGAAGATAGAGANGATTCAACGCTAGGCGGTTCGCTAACTCAGCGGATGGCAACAATTAATTANCAGCTNATCTGTTATGTAAAAGCGGCTAACATAGATAGCGCGAGAAACAATATAATAGAGGCTGTAGAAGAAGGCTTNGACACTGACAGGACTAGGGGCGGCTATGCTATAGATACCCAGATAGTCAGTGTTGAGATTGATGAAGGTTCTATAGATCCTATTGGTGGCGTTATAATTACCGTTACGGTGTTGTATCAATACCAGAGGGGAACAACTTAACTTAACTTTTAAAGGTGATTTATTATGGCAACAACAACTGGTTCAAGCGGTGTAGTTAAGGTTGCGACTTCAGGCGGTTCTGTTGCCGTAGTAGGTGAAGTTCGCAGCTATACTTTTGATGGGGGTTCTGATCCTATTGAAGATAGCGTTATGGGTGATTCTGCGCGTAGCTACAAGGCAGGGTTAAAAACCAACACCCTGACTGTAGAATGCTACTGGGATGAGGCCGATGCTCCACAGGGCGTACTTGATGAAAGAGCTTCTGTTGATTTTGAGCTGTATCCAACTGGAACTGGCACTGGCGAGACTTACTTCTCAGGTGGCGGTATTGTTACTAGCCGATCTATAACCGCTTCTTTTGATGGAATGGTAGAGGCCAGCTTCTCCATTCAGTGCAGTGGAGCAGTAACCGAAGCAACAGCGTAGCAAGGGGATTAAATCATGGGACTAGCAAAAGAGTTACGCAGTAGGCGAAAGTTAGATGCGCGTGAAGTATTAGTACCAGCATGGGGTGACGAATCTGGGGCGTTTAAGTTGTATTGCAGGGCTATCACCTGTTATGACTTAGATCAGCTACAGAAAAAGCACCCTAACTTTCTTAACAATACGACTGTGGGCGCAATGGTCGATTTAATTGTTATGAAGGCAGAAGATGAAGCAGGGAATAAGCTGTTTATATCGGCAGAAGATCGCATAGACTTGATGGGCGAAGAAACAGCGGTAATATCCGAAATAGCCAATCAAATGTTTGCTGATGTCCAGTCTGTAGAGGCCGCTGAGGGAAACTGAGATCCGATCCGTCAAGGATGAATCTAATTGCTTTGGCTGATCGGCTTCACAAAACCATCGAGGAGATTGAGCAGATAAGTGTATCTGAGTTCAACGAATGGATGGCGTATTACAAAATAGCGAGCGAGACGAATGGCTGACCAGAACCTAAAAATCACCATCAAGGCCTTTGATAAAACAAAAGGCGCATTTTCTACTGCTACTAGCGGCATTAAGAAGGTCGCAGGTGCAGTATTCAGTCTGAAAACCGCTATAGCTGGCGCGGTTGGTGCTGGCGGTCTAGCTTTATTAGTTAATAGAAGCCTTAAAGCAACAGATAGTCTAGCTAAAACTGCATCCAAAATAGGAACTACCACAGAGGCGTTAGGCGCGTTGCGCTATGCCGCTGATCTCACTGGCGTATCTACGCAGACGATGGATATGGCTCTGCAACGATTTACTCGCAGAACCGCAGAGGCCGCCGCA